TGTCATTGTTGTTGTCTCCCTATACCGACAATGGTCCTGTCTAAAAGAGGCAATACATCGCTTTGAACAACCATATCTCTTTCATTTATAAAGAATTCCGTATTAGAACCATAAACTAGCGAAGTATTAAGACCTGAGGCTGTTTTACGAGCAATCAAATCACCTTCTCTTACGTCCTCTAAGTTTTCTATTTTTTGTAGGCCCAACTGAACAATAAATCTATCCATAGCTGGTTGCAGGGATCTAGTCTTTGTTCCTTTCATCATCTCTAATACAAAATGTTTGTTACTAAAAAAGGTTTGCCTTGTCCACTTGGGTTGTTGATAGCTATGGTCTACTAACTGTTTATAAACTAGGACTAACGCCCAACAATCGTTGTGGCCTATAATGATGTTCCCTGTTTTTTTTAACCGGGCTTTCATTTCTTCGATTGCCTCTAAAACTTCTTTCATACTCTTCTCCTAGTAAGTGAGGGAGGACCCTAAGGTTTCCCCCTCTCTTTAACGTCACCTAATTATGTGATAAAAAACAAACCCTTAGTTACTCCCTTTTTTTTTTTTTTTTCACTTTGAAGCTTAAGACTTGCTCCAAGACTTGTGAGTAAGTCAATTGGGCTTCCTTTAAAGAGCCGCTAAATGGACGGCCCCGGACAGTGTGTCCTGATCTTGGTTTGTCGTGTTGTCAGGTGACTACGACGTTGTAATCGACGCCATCAGTGAACAGCGATGAAGCAGACCCAAATGTGTATACATCTATCCCGTCACTGGTTTCAGAAAACGTCAATTCTGTCCCGACGCCGCGCTGCGATTTGGGCGGCTACTGTTTCAGTCATCTGCCCGCCTTAACGTTTCAATTTCAGCAAGCAAGGCTTTCGCGTCGGACACGTCATTCAGAAACGACCGCTCGCAGTGGTCGGGGTTGCGCTGCCAGAAGAATATGGCGTCAATAAACCGCTCACCCCGGCGGCCCTGCCGGTGCATCCGGGCGCTAACGCTTTCGTTCGGCCCCGTCTCTGTCAAGTCAACCGCCGTCATAACGTTGCCAAGCTGCGACAGGGCCGAACCGATCATGGATATGCGCTGCATCATGGCCAGTACTTATCATTGGTGAAGTCTGCCGGAATCGGGTCCATGGCCTTGATTGCGTGGGCCGCAAAGATGTGCGCGCTCTCGTTCGCTGCCGCCGCATTGCCAAAGGCAAAGCACGTCTGAGCGTCCATCGTGGTCAAGCTGTTGTCGGCGGCAATCCACGTGAAGTCTGCATTGCCTCTATGCCACCGCAGGTCGCCGACCTCTGCTCCACCACCTATGGCAAATCCGGCAAGGGTTGCCGCGCCCGTGATCCGCGCGAGGCTTGCAGTGTCGCAGTCATACCGTTTGCCAGCAAAGGCAAAAGTTGCGGTCATACGGCGGTCGCGTTCTGCGTTTACTGCGGCGCGGGCTTCGGCAAGCAGGGTGGCTGGGTCTGGTCTGCCAATCTTGATAATCATGCGCCCACTCCATCAGTCAAATCGGCTTCATCAACAGTCCATTCGTTACGCCATTGGCGGTCTGTTGGAATGTCAGCCACGTCTACAATCTTGTACGCCTTTCCAGTCGGCACGTCTTTTGCGGCGATTTCCTCAATTGTCAGCCCGCAATCGGCAGGGATGATAACCGCCACGTTGCCTTCGTCGTTTTGGTAGATAATGCGTTTGTTTTGCATTGGGTCGCTCCTTACCTGAAAAACATAACTTCTACTGACGGGAAGTCTTCTACGTTAGCACCTGCATTGACTGTCTTAATGCGACAAGCAGTAGTTGTTTTTGTTCCACCGTTCGTCCGACCAATTAACACGTCTTTAACTCCACCCGTATCCTCGCCAGAACCGGACATAGCGTAATTCGCATCCTGCATTGCTGTCGTAAAGTTTACAGTGTAATCACCCACGCCATTATCAGTAACGCTCGATACATTCCCGCCGCCGCGGATTGCCACTGTTCCGGTGCCGTTGAAATTTACCCACGCGCGGCAGGCATGCATCGGGGCTGTGCCGCCAGGATCAAGCGTTGCGCCTTTTACGCTTAAACTTTTGGTAATTTGGACATCACCGCCTGACGTTATTCTCATACGTTCCGTCGGGAATTCTTCGATATCTGGTCTTGTTCCAAATGTTAAAGCCTGTTGATAACCCGATACGGATTCTTGGTCCCAGCCTATGTAGCATCCCGTTTCTTCAAATGAATTAGAAATTCCGAAACCAATATATCCTTTGCCAAGAGTGTCACCACTGCTACCAGCACTGTTGATAAACTGAGCAACCATTGAATTGTTTACTTCTTCCACAACACGAAGTTTTTCAGGACTATTTGCAGAAGCCAGCCCTAAGTTAGCGCGCGCTGTCGTCGCGCTTCCCAGATCGCTTAAATTGTTGGATCGGTGGGCGTAGCGGTTGTCTGGCTGAACAGATGCCGTCCCAAGCGCCGTTCCCTGCCGGTAAGGTGTCCAGCCGCTTCCATCCTTTTTGGCGACGATAACCCATGCGCTATTTGCCTCATTGCGCACTTTCATGAGGTCGTTATTCGTATCGAACCAGAGCATGTGCGCAAATGTCGGGTTCGGCTCTGATGATCCGGCATTGTTCGTCGCAATCGCGCTCAGAGCGGTGTTTGTTGTGAAGCCGGAGTCGTTGGTCAGAAGCGAGATGTTCGATCCAGACACTAGCTTGCCGTCGAGCGCACCCTGCAGCCCCGTGACGGTCGAGATGGCCTGCGTGTGTGCTGCTGGGGCATAGTCGCTGCTGTCAAAAGACTTAACCTGAGCTAAGTTAGTTACCTCACTGTCCATAAGAGCACCAGCGGATGTCACATTAGCTGTGTCTGTAACGTCTGCGGAAGCCTCGATGTTGTCCAACTTAGTCTTGTCACCATCTACAAAAGCACCCTCAGTAGGTGGCTGTTGCGCTGTATCTGCAAGACTTCCTTGCGCTGCAGTGGCGAAGTCTTCTGTGCTAGCCGTTGCTGCAGAACCCGCGTCTGAAATACTAGAAAGGGGCTGTGTACCTGTATGTGTTCCCCTATCTCTTAGTTGAGCGTCTGTTGCGTTGGCGGTTGCGTTGGAAGCAACGCCTTGAGTCTTGCTGATCCCGGCGTCGATATCTTCACCGGTATGGATACTGTTATATGGCATTGTTGTGGCTCCTACTCTGCAGCGGTAATAAATTCTTCTCCGCCTGATGTGATCAGTTGATCCTCATACGTTGGCGGAGAGGGTATGTACCCGTAAATAATTTCCGGCTCTGCCCGCGCGACAGTCATCTGAACCCCACTCTTGCCGCTGAGCTGTTGAACGGGAGGTTCAGCGTCAAAGTCTCCGGTGTTGAAATCCCCGACACGAATGCGAGTGACCGGAAAGCCCACGCTGAAGCCGTTAGGGGTCGGTCCGGAGGCCCGAACGATTTGCACTCGAAATGTCGCTGTGCTCGACCCGAGATCGCTCGTGCCTTCAAAGATCACCCGCACCTTACCGGCGACTCGATCTGTATATGAAATGATCTCTTTGCCGAGAATCTGCGCACTTGGGTCATAGATCCTGACCTCCCATTCTGTGAGATCGAAAGGAGCCCCTAAAGCACCTACGGTCCCCGGTGGTCCAAAGAAATTAAGGTCGACGGCCACGTCACCGCCAGCGTTGTGTATAAGCGTAGTCATCGGCAATCCCCCTTCATTCTGTCGTCCGTATTAGCCATTATTTTACTCCTTTCATACAGGCCCCCACGGCAGAAGTGCAGGCCTCCAGACCAGCAGTTCAGATCCTTTTCTTGGTTATCATAAGGGTTAGCCATTTATATTCCTCAAATTTTCTAGGTGGGTTAGTCTTTAGTTAATAACCATTAGATAGGCAACTAAAGTGCCAGCACCGCCGCAGGCGTTCAGCCAGTTCAAACTGCCGTAGGTTAGGGCCTCGTCAGGGCCAGACCCAAAGGCCATTGCAAAGTGGTTGCCGTCGGCGCGCAGGGCGTCTGGGCAAGGGATTGTTAGTCATACATACGCCCCCACATCCACCTCAACCTCAACCTCAACCTCAACCTGCGTCAGCCCCATTGCGGCCAACGTTGCCAACGCATCGTCTCCGGCACAGGCGGTCAGTTTGTCAGGCGCTACCTCAACAGCCTCTAGCGAGAACACCAGCGCCGCTTGTGCGAGCCGTGCCGCATCCATGTCTATAATGTTGTCAGTGTCCCATGAGGGGCGCTGTAGGCCGCTCTGTGCTGTTGTGGTGAATGCGTCAGACACGATCAAGCTTGCGCAGGCGTAAAGGTTGCCCCCCGCGTCCTGCCAGTTCAGCGCCACGTAGGTTTCTGCATCAGACGGACCGTAGCCCAGCACCATGGCTAGTTGGTTTGCATCATCCCGCAGCGCCTCGGGGCAAGCGATTGTTAGTCTCATCAGTAGCCTCCTGTTACTGCTACGGTCCATCCGCGTGACCGTAGCGTGTCGATTGCTGCCTCACCAGCAGCGGACGGTGCCGATCCGCCCGACTGATCGAACACACGTGTTCCTGCCGCAATACCGGATGCAACAAGCGACACTAGGATGTTGTCGATGCTGGTTTGCGTCAGTGCGGTGTTGTTAAATGCGCTGGAAAAGTCCCCGCCTTTTATATTGTCGAAGGCATTAGCTGGGAAGCTGGTCAGGCTGGTGCAGTCGCGCCACGCTAACGCAAAGCTAGTCCCCGAAGACGTGTCGATTAGGGGGAAACTGGTGAGGCTTGAGCAACGCAACCACGCTATCGCAAAGATATTCCCCGAAGACGTGTCAATAAGAGGGAAACTGGTGAGGCTGGTGCAGTCCTGCCACGCTCGCCCAAAGCCAGTCCCAGAAGATGTGTCGATGAGCGGGAAACTCGTTAGGCTGGAGCAGTCGCGCCACGCTCCCCGAAAGTTAGTCCCCGAAGATGTGTCGATGAGCGGGAAACTGGTGAGGCTGGTGCAGTCCTGCCAAGCAAAAGAGAAATTAGTCCCTGCTGACGTGTCGATCAGAGGGAAGCTGGTGATTTCCGACCAATCTCTCCAGTAAGACTCAAAGTCGGTCACAGCCCCATAGCTGGCCGTTGCACCTTCCCCTACAAAGTAAGCCTCCGTCGCAGCAGCATCCCCCGCACTCAAAGCCCCGTTGCGGATTAACTGCCCCACGAGTGCGGTGCCGGGGAAATACTGCCCGTCCCTGCCGCCAATCTCATACGGACCAGCAGGAATGTTCACGCCGTAGCTTGCTGTGCCTTGGTCCGTGCCGAGAACCATTGTGCCAGTAAACCCGCCCGTTGGTACTGTCACGGACAGGCGGTCATCCACCTTGTCCAGCGTGGCGCGGGCGGGACCAGTCTGGTATGTCGGACGCGCCGCAGCCGTGGCCTGCGTGGCGTGGTTGCCGTTGCCTGATTTGTCCAGCATCAGCCCAACAGGTTGTCCCGCCGTTGTGACGGGCGTGGTGCCTGCGCTATCTTGGAACAGCGTGGACAGGTCGGATGGACCGTACCATGCACCTGCCTCGCTTCCCGTGAACACGTCAGCAGGGGTGAACACGCCGTCCTGCACCGTCACGCTCACGCTGTCCTGCGCGTCGGGTGACACGCCGTTGCTTGCTGTCTCCGAGTACTCCAGAACTTCACCGACAGACGCTTCCTCCGGTATAGTATAGTCGAGACCAGAAAGGTTCGCCGTAACGTCAACGCCATCAAGCGTAAGCGTAGGTGTCAAAGTAGGTGCAGGCGACCCGGAGTAGATGCCTTCAACGATTGTCACTGTGCTACCCTGTGCCGGATCGCCGGTGATCTGCGGGGCGGAGGTGATCGTCGGCGCGAATGCCTTGAGACCTGCCTGTCCCCAGTTTAAGAGGTCTGTAAATTCAGACGCTGTCAGACCGCGACTGATCTCCATTCCTCGCGCTATTTCTACCTTGGCAAAAGTATCTTCGCTAAACACACCTTTGTTGCCAAACAATTGGCTAACTCCTGTTTGCCAGTCCGGATAGAAACTGACACCTGTTTCCGAGGCAACCAGAGTTCCGTCGATCCAGAGTTTAAGAGTGCCGCTCGGTATGTCGCCCTCTACGATGATCACCATGTCAAGCGGCGGATCATATGTCGGACTGGGTGCATCGAGAACATCTGTACTGGTGTTGTCAATCTGGAACCGGACAGGGGAAAACGAACCTTGCGGCGCATAGATAATCCTTAGTCCGTCATTAAGATCATGGGCAGTCCAGACAGGGTTGGTGTTTCCGTTTGTGTCCAGCGACCTGATTGCAAAACATGCGGTGAAAACATCCTTGCCTGTGAAGTCTCGGGTCACGCTCGTCAGTTTATCACTGATACCGTCCGAAAGTATCGTTCGACGGTTACCCACAATCTGCAGCCTCGGACGGTCGGCGAGTACCTCCGTGCTGTGATCCACCCCGTTCGTGCTTCCGCTGTTATCTTTCCAAAGAGCCACGGGATCGTCATGGGCCGTCGCCGGAATTGTCCCGGCATCATCTTGCCAAAGACTCGACGTAGCGTAGGCATCCACGACAAAGCCCTGATCGTTTGATGTATAGAGGGTCTGCGGGAACACAAGCACGCCGGATCGACCACTTCGGCTATAGAAAACGGGAGTAGAAGTCATGTTAAGTGCTGTCGTTAGTCTCATTTCTCGACCTTTCTATTAATATTAAGTTAATAGAGCGAAGATACCAACAGCTGATGTATTTGCCGCATTAAACCTTGAGACATTTGCTGTAATAAGAGTACCGCTACCTACTTCTGCTTCAATGGTCTCTCCGGCACTGTCGAAAGAAACTACTCCACCTACATTTACAAAGAAGCCTACACAGACATCCTCTGGAACGTAATCACCATCACCTGTAGCTCTCCACTTGGGGGATAAGCCTGATACTTTTGTTGCTTGCATTTTTATTAATTCCTTTTCTTTTTGTTTGGTGGCACTAAACAGTATCAGAACCTAGAAAGTAGAAGTCTTAACAACGCCTACACTACCGCTACGAATAGGGTAGTTATACTCTGTATAGTACCTAATAGCATCAGACCAGTGTTCGACCCCCTCGGTCTTATTGATTTGTGCTGTATCTGGGTTATTCTCTAGCCAAGACGTGCGCTCCATAGAACGAACAGTGTTAAGCATACGAGGGTGAAAGTACATATTAACATCCCCGTTAGCGTTCTTAAGCTGAGCGTTAACTGCGTTAGTACTATCTATGATAGCTGGAGATGCCTCTCTAACCCTTACGGTTAGACCAGCCTTACGAAGAATACTGAAGTCGGTCTCCCCAGAGGCAGAGGTCTTACGACTCTTACCTGTAGGGTCCGGGTAGACGATTACCTTATGCCCATTCTTTACGTATTTACTTACGAGGGACTTAGCGACCGAATCAGTATCAGGATGGCCACTAAGTTCGTGCAGCCAATGCGTCTGATTACCACGGCGAGCGCCGATAGCTGAAGCCATAATACCGATGTTGAAGTCCATTGCAACATGAACATCTTCTCCTTTCTGGATGTCAGGTAGAGCAGAGTCTACGTGATCATTACGATTAAACATATAGAACAGGTTGTTACCAGAGTCTTTAAATGATGCTTCATACTCTCTTGCAAACTTAAGAGGGTCTAGAGTCATCTTAGCTCGTTGAATCTCATCAGGATCTAGGTAGGGTGATTGTCTATAGTTAAAGTGGTAAGAACCCCAAGCGTTGTCATTCTCTTTCCTATTGAACATCTCATAGAAATAGTCATGACCCCTTGGTGTACTAATAACAATAGCACGACCGGGAAAAGGACTATTCCACTTCTTTTGCATCATAGGGGACCAACGAGTAGTAACACAAGGCTCGATTACCGACTCCCAGCTTTCCTTTAGGTTAGTACCTGCACCCTTCCAAGAACAGACCTCATCAAGAATAACAAGGTATTGTCCTGTACCGCGCATACGCTCTGAAGCCTCGTAAGACCAGAGCTTAAGCATAACGTTGTTAGGGAGCCAAAACTGACCAGCAGATCTACTATGTTTAACAGCAAAGTCCTCTAGACCGAGCTGCCAAGCAAGCAGCGGATAGTAAATATCCACCACCTGCTGATAGGTAGGGGCAATAATAGCAACGTTCTTGTTAGGGACATCGGCTGGCATGTTAACTAGTTCTTGAACTGCCTGTAGCGCCGTAGTGCCAGCAAAATAAGACTTACCCCAACCTCGGGCAGCGCAAACCACACCATAACGGTATTTTCCATCAACCATAACATCTTTAAACACTCTACTTTGACCGGGGTGTAGTTTAATACTTGGCATGCTCTATTATCCTACAACCGGTTCTGAAGACCAGTAGTCCCAAAGACTGTCTTGTCTATTGTCTGTCTCTACGAACTCGTTTTTGTGTACTCTTTGTTTCCCTACTTTTTTAAACTCACTATACACTTTAGGTCTCCTATACTCGTATTCATGAACAGAGGTTTCAGAATCAGAAGTAGCCATAGCGCTGTAATGAGATAAGAGCTTATTATGATGGTTCTTTTCTACAGTAATAACAACAGGACTCTCTAATGCCTCTTTCCAAGGGAAGAACTCAAAGAACACAGACCCACCAATAGAGCCTGTTGGGTCCCTACGCATAATCAATTCGGCTATAAGATCGATGGTTTTCACACTTTTAAGCTCCATAATAGTCCCTTTCGTTGTTTTCATACACTACATCGTACTCAAGGTTTATTCCATACGCCCTAACTTCCCAACTACGACCATGTGCTTTTCTACTTTTACGGGTCATGGAAATAGCTTTTTTAGCTGCTGCTTGACTCTCATAGATACCGAGTTGTTTAACTGTATTATAGTCATCAGCGGGTGATCGATAGAACACTCTGTATATAGTTTCAAAACTCATCTAATACTTTCCTTCCTGTATCTGTTAGAGAAGCAAAACCTACATGAAGGTGCCATCTAACTAGGTCTTCTCGCATAAGCTGACAGAACTCCCATGAACTATAGAACCTCTTATGGACCTTAGGTTCAGAATCAGAACTCGTAGCTAGCGTTAATAGTCGTTTCTTTCTTAGAGGTCTCATCCTCAGAGAATCTTCCATCTGAATCTGAATCTGAATCTGAATCCGAGTCATTGTTGTCTTTTTCACCGAGATCAAGTTTAATAATAGTTGGAGCCTTTTCATTGATGTCCAACTCTTGCTTATCAGGTACCATACGATAACCATACCGCTGGAGATCCTTAATGATGGTCTGTTTGATCTGTAGCATACCGTTATACTGGTGTGATCCACGAGGAACTGTATACTCATACCTATCAGGGTCATCTGTAGGAGCGTTACGAGCTTTATCAGTCTTCTTAACTCTCACAGCAGAAAGATCTCTGTTAATCTGCTTATAGAGTTTGATCATCTCAACCATAGGATCGAAGTTAAGCTCTTCTAGCTTACCAGCAGCATTAGAGGGATCGATCTTCACATTCTTAGAGCCTTTAGGTCTACCGCCTTTATTGAATCTACGATTGTTTTCAAAGTCCCAATCACCGTTATCTACGGCATTGATCTTATCTTCCATAGCTGCACGAGCAGCCTGCTCTGTATTCCATCTAGTTTCGTTTTCAGTACCTTCTTCCCCACTGAATAAAGGAGGATTCTCCCTCCCTTCACACCCTATGTGGCTCATCTTGTCTTTTTCTGAAACATGGTTCTTTTTTGGCTTAGGACTCCCCGGCGGAAGACCATCTTTGCGAGGTCGACCACGAGGACGCTTAGGTTTGTCATCTTTATTATCAGACATGGTCTCTCCTTATCATTTATCTGTATGTTTACTATAGGAAAATAGGGAATGAAGACAGGGTACTAAATAGCTATTAAGTTTATTAAACAATAAAAAACCCATCTTAAGTTCCCTTAACTACATGATTTCATTAGATCTTTTTTAAAGATTCTATTAAAATAAAGACCAGATAAAATTATCAATACCTTCATCGGGAGATTACTAAAAGACCCTTTATTCAGGTAAATAAAAAGGACCGACCTCTTTAGAGTAATCATCGAGAGATATGCTAAAGAAGGTTGTAGACTTCACAACAAAGTTTCTAATGCGTTCATCATAGCAAAGATGGTCTGTTACAGCAGTTAGAGTGCCTTTCTTTAATGAAAAGGTATCCTCTCCACCACTGATGACATATAGCCTAAACTCCTGTGGTCCGGGTGGTCTATTACCCTCGTTTTCATTGGCTTGCCAATCTAACTCACTAGTCTCTCCTCTAACCGAGTGATAGATCTCTAGAGAAAGAAAAGAACAAGCCCTCTTGATAAAAGACACATCAACAATGAAACTCTTTTCTTTTACCCCGAAATGAGGGTTATCTAGCCTTACCTTCGAATAAGGCTCACTTATCCTGTAGGGAAGGTTGTAGTAGTTATAAGAGCTGTAGAGAGCACTAGTTACAGCAATACTAAAAATCAAAAATACCAGTCTTATAAACCAAGTTTTCAATGTAGTATTATATTTATATTTATATTCATATTTGGTCATTGTCCTATAAGTCCTCCTCTGGAGACCCAAGTCCAGACAGAAGCTATAAATGCCCCGCCAAGGATCCAGAAAAATCTGTTCCAACCTGTTCTCATCCTATCATCATTCTCTTTAATAGCATAATTAGTCTGTGCTAAGAGTTCTGTAAGAGTTTTGATCTGGGACTTCATAGTTGTTTCAGTTATTTCCATTTCTCTAACTTTTAGTTCAGTTAGTTCTATTTTTCTTTTTTGTTCCTCTACTGCTCTACATAAAGCTCTTATTTCATAGCTTTGCTTTTCTTCATTCATCCTAGGATCCTCTCTTTAGATTTGAGGTCTAAGGCTCTGTTAAATTATTTATTAACAAATAATCAACAAACAACAGTCCTTTCGATTCAAGGGAAGACCCTTTAGGGTCTCTTCTTAGCATCTACTGACTCCGATCTCGTCAGTAAGGTTCCTAGTTAGAATCCTTTAGGGTTTCTTTTTACCCTCTTCTTTAACGTCACCTATTTTATTTCTTTACTTTCAATTGTTTATCTACTATAAAACTGTAAGTTTTGTTAAAAAAGGTAAGATCCTCTTAGGATCCCTAGTTAGGATCCTACCTTAAGTCTCTGTTAAAGTATTTATTAACAAATAATCAACAAACAACAATGCTTTCGATTCAAGGGAAGACCCTTTAGGGTCTCTTCTTAGCCTCCACTGACTCCGATCTCGTCAGTAAGGCCCCTAGTTAGGACCCCTATTTAGGGGTTTTCCCCCTTCTTTAACGTCACCTATTTTTTCTCTTTACTTTCAATTGTTTATCTACCTTAAACTATGACTTTTGTCAAAAAAGATAAGATCCTTTAGGGTTTCTTTTTACCCTCTTCTTTAACGTCACCTATTTTTTCTCTTTACTTTCAATTGTTTATCTACCTTAAACTATGACTTTTGTCAAAAAAGATAAGAAAAAAAAAAAAAAGGGGGTATGACCCCCACCCCATCCCAATTAAGGGACAGGATGGGGGTTCATGAGTAAGGTCTCTTCATACCAGAGAGCTCCAGAGTGTACCCCTCTGGTGACTCCTCTAAGCTCTGGATACCCACCCTACTAGAAGAGTGAACCCATGTCTCTACGGTCTCCTTTGAGGCACTTTACCATAGTTGATCGGTAACTTCAGTAAGAGGGCCACATACTAATGCTAGCCTCTTGTTCCTCATTGAAGAGCCTTATCTGCTCCTCAAAAAAATGCTCGTAGGATCGTACAAGGATCTGACGGTATCTAAGACAATAGAGACAGATAGAACGATAAACACAACAGTTAGGACAAAATAGATGACTCTTTTACTATCCTTCTCGTATCCTTCGAAGAGCTTGTTCCCCGTTAAAACCAAATAGGTACCTGCTAAGACAATTGCCAGATAGAAGATAGCAGTAAGCATAGCTTATTTTCCTTTTCTTAGTAGGAGAGACCGGTTTTCATGTTGCGGATGACTTCTGCCTCCCTCGCCATATAAGTCATAATGACAGACCATTGTATCCGAATTTCTGTAGTAGGGGCATTCAGAATGTTATGGAAAGCGAACTCAACATGACGATCTACAGACAGAGCAGCTTCTTCAAGTGCAGCATTACGCTCCCTGTCAAGGATAGTCCTAAGTTTTTTCTCCTCTTCAAGTTCAGCTTCTTCTGCCCCATATTCGTCTGCTTCAAGTTCAGCTTCTTCAGGGTTCATGCTCATGAAGATTGGGCTGTTGCCATCAATGACGAAAAAGTCTTGATATTCCTCCTCAGGTACATCAACAATCATATCTTCACCGAGAACAATACTATCAGGCTTACAAGTGCATTTGTATTGGTATCGGTATTGGTAGGGGGTGGCATTTTGCGGTTTGTTCATTTTAGAATTCTTCTTATCCTTAGTTTCAGCTTCAAGTTCGTCTTCTTCATCCCAGTAGATCTTTTCCGCAAAGTAGAGATCATCATCTGGATTGGTATGAGTGCGCTGGTTATTTTCCATTTTTAGCGTCCTTACTGGTTTGGTGTTGAGCTTTTTCATAGCCTGCAAAGAAGGCTCTTCTTATGATACTATAGGTCGGTGAGGACTCTATAGTCTCTCTTACTGAGTCATCTGGCCTGAAATGAGATCCGTGGAACTCATCCCAGTACCATTCTTCAAAGAGCTGGTTTATTTGGGGTAACACGACTAGCACCTCCTCCGGGTCCAGAGGGTCCACCGCCGCCCCCTTTAAAAAAAGCGATGATGACGATAATAGCTATTATCGTGACAAAAAAGTCCATTATTTGTCTCCTTTAAGTTCTTTCGTTACGCTATCAGAGCAAGAATCTTTGAGAGCATCAGCCTTTTCTGTTGTTTCTTCCTGTCTCTCCTTTATTCTTTGAGATTCTCGAACAAATCTTACTGCTACGTTGAACAGAAAGATCCCCCCAAAGAGGAATAGCGCGGTCTCTAACATCCCCTTTTTTTTTTTTTCCTTTCGATTGTTAGGTGAACCTTTTTCCGAGTTTTCGTTTGGTTGCTTTAGAGCCGTCTGCTGTAGTGCATCGACCCCAAGATTTTCCTTTAGACACCGGCCCTTTAAGCTTCTGATAGGGAAGGGTGTTATTGCCGCCTGAAGCCGCTGTCTTGAGCGTACGTACACCGGTTTTGTTCATAACTGGTACTGTTTCCATTGTGTAGTCCTTCTTCTAGTTTGTCTATAAGTCTGATCTCAGACGCTTTCATGTTGTATAGGATTTTCCTTTTATCAAAAGCGCGCCTAGCCCCACCAGCATCAGCCAACCCGCTGCGGGAAGAGGAACAGGCGCGGGCAGCATGCGCGTCAATCTCAGGGCTTATTTGGGCGGCGTACAGCTTGGCCGTCTCGGTGATGTTCATTTCTCTTTCTTCCTGTGGTAATGGGGGCGCTTGGCCCCGTTGAGTTTACTGTCGCTCGGCAGCGATTGCATTCAGAGCGGTGACAATTGCCATGCTTTCACGATGTTTGTGGTGCTTAGGGTGGCCCCAATGGGCTTTCGCCTCGTCAGGCGTAAAGTCGCGGCACCCAGCGACAATCGATCCGTCCGATTGCAAGGTGAACATGTACCCATCTGATCGGGTTATGCTTGTAGGCGTAGACGTGTACACCCCGCGCTTGACCAGCGCATTGCCGGAGACCCGCGCATCGCCGTAGACAAGCGCATTGCCGTAGACCCGCGCACTGCCGGAGACCCACGCATCGCCGCGGACCCGCGCATCGCCGGAGACCAGCGCATTGCCGTAGACCAGCGCATCGCCGCGGACCCGCGCATTGCCGGAGACCCGCGCATCGCCGTAGACAAGCACATTGCCGTAGACCCGCGCACTGCCGGAGACCCACGCATCGCCGTAGACCCGCGCATTGCCGTAGACCAGCGCATTGTCGTGTACCAGCGCATCGCCGGAGACCAGCGCATTGCCGTAGACCAGCGCATTGCCGTAGACCAGCGCATCTTCTCCAATGTACGCGCTATTATGTACGTTAGCCGTATCAGCCACCCACCCGTTGCCTTTAATATGCCTGTGCGCAGGAACGGGGCCGTTGCCGTCTCCGAAATTGTGAGTTTGCTCTTTCATCTGTCTGTCTCCTTGTGTTGATCGTCGCGCTGGCGGTCCATAATCAGGAACAGGCGCGTGGCGAAGTCGGACATGGTCTCTCTCCGTTGTTATTTAAATGGACTTAGTTATTTCAGCCAAGGCTTGCCGCCGCTAAGGTCGGCACAGTTAACAAATATGCCCGTAAAATACGTCTCAGACCCGCTAGAAACGTCAATGGTAGGGAATGCGTTTTTCTCCGCCCACTCCTTTCCTTCATCCGTTTCCAAGAACGCGGCCTTCAGTTTGGCTTCCTCCGCTGCGCGCTTCTCTTCTTCTGCACGGTATTTTTCATCGGCGTCAATGGTGTCTTGGTGCATTGCGATATAAACGCCGCGGTCGTCCTCGTCCTCAGTATCGTAAAGGAATGTGCCTGTTTTGTGGGTAACTCGGAGCGATCCGCGAATGTCTATCGTCAGACCTGCATCCTCAAAAAGGCGGACGACATCTGCTTGTGTTAGGTTTTTCATTTGGTTGGTTCCTTTGGTTGATGTGTGGTCCCCGGCGCGTGGCCGGGGGTGGGGGTCATGCGTCAATTTCAACGGCGGTCATGCCGGTGGTGTCGGGGCACTCGTCGCCGTCATCGTCAATGTATGGCGTGCCGTGAAGTGTGGCTGCAACTTCCATTGCATCTTGCTCGCTCGTGCCTTCAAACTCACCCCAGAAGATGCCGTTTGCGTAAACGCTGTATTTCAAAATCTGCATGCTCATCTTGGTCTCTCCAGTTGTGGGCGTCTGCCCGTTTCCTTGCACCACTATTACCCGTTAATACCGCACGAGTCAAGCAGTAATTTTGCAAAATCGTCGGCTGTGCAACAAAACCCACCGACACCGCCGAAGCCCCGAACGGATTGCAGGAAAGCGGCCAGGCGCAGGCCGCGTTTGTCGCCGGGCGTCAGACGCCAGCCGGGCTTTTTGGTTTCGACCGCCGGGAACACGCCAAGCGTTTTGCCAACGTGTGACGGCTGCACCAACACGGGCAACAGCCCGATCAGATCGGACGACTTCCAGCGCGCATTCAAGGCGGGCGACATCTGCTTGTGTTAGGTTTTTCATTTAGGTTTTCCTTTGCTATAATAGTATTCTTCTAGAGCATTTGCAATCTCACTAAAGGATTTACCTTTGTCATTCATTTCTGTAGCAATTCTTGATATTTTTGAGTCTTGGGTGAATTTCATTATGTGGTCATAGGTTATCTCGTGTCCTTCAAAAGTAAAACCACTTTTATTAAGACTCTCAACTTCCATAGGGCCGAGATGAAACAAATCATTAAGTACACCAAGGCAGCAATAACCTGTCTTACCAAACTCTGAAACACCCATAAGTGTCCCTTGTATTTGCTGGTACTTACCACTGCGGAGTGCGGCCATCCATTGATTAAATTCCTTATCAGTTATTTTAGCAATTGTCATAGTTTTTCACCTTACTGTAATCCACCCTAGGGCAGAAATTGTATTTGATAGACCGGTACTTTGTATTGATAAGGCCGGGCGGTTTGGCCACGTAGTTTTGTCTCCTTTTCTCAAAAATTTCTTCATAGCCTTTAACAAATAGCCAAGATTTTTTGTTAGGTTTGTAAGATTCAATCACAGTTGTTTCCTCTCGAAACTATCGCATACCACTTGTTATCTCTCGGAGACATATATGGTTTGCGGGTTATAGTATCGTAGCCTTGCGCAGGATACTTTCTCAGGTAGTTAGAAGACGCCACAAGGGCGTCCTCCTTTGTCTTAAATGGACCAAGATCCTCATACACCATTACACAGCCACGCTTTGGGACTTCTGGTGATTCTTCTTGTTGTTAGCATGGACTTCATTGGGGGTTGCAGTAACCCAATTCCGCTTACCATGCCGATCAACTTCAGAACGAATGTTAGGCGATCGACGACGACCAGACTTAGCCGGAAGCCCGGCTTTCTGCCTAGCGTTAATTCCAAGAGCACTCTTGTGGCTGCTCTGACGTGCCTTTGCTTTACCAATTCCAGATTTTCCACCAGCCATTGATTTTCTCCTTATCCTATGTGTTTAGATTACGTCCAGATCCACCCAGCTTGCTGTAAAGACCATGTTAGGGAGAGGACCTCCTTGATCTATGATAAGCTGCATGATGTCCTCTCGATTATGGCCAGCCAGACCACAACCAATTGGTGTGATAACAAACAAGAGACCGGGGCGAGCCTCAGCATACTTGATAAACCTATAGACAAAGTTCTCAATTTTATCGAGAGACAAAGTCTGCATACTCCCGTCTTTAGTAGGGATAGCATAGCACCGGCCAGTACGGCCAGTCCCTACACCCCAAGCTGCTCCAAGGCCTTGATGTGCATAGTAAGCCGCCCCTGCACTGTGATAACCAGCGAGGTTAGAACCAAAAACAAAGCATAGGTTGCTCACAAGATCCCAGTTATAATTCATATAAGCCATAAGTTAGTAACCTTTCATTTCTTCTTTTAACGCTTCGACAGCATGGATCATGTTAGCCTCTTGGCATTCTTTGATGCGCCTAAGACATTCTTCTTTGGTGAGTCGGCTACCACCCACCGGCTTAATCCTATCTAGATCAATCTTCATAGTTTTGCCCTTGTTTTTCGTTGTTTTTTCTGCTCGTCCTTGACTAGGTTTTCAAGGTGAAAGTTACAGGAACAACAAAGATCTGTCCAATTTAAAGCCACCCAACCTGCCAGATCGCACCCTACCATAGGTCTCTCCATTTTAATATTACACCTATCACAAATGTAATACTCTTCTGTCTTTTTCACCATTGTTATGGCTTCCTTCTGTTGATTTAGTATACAGTATAGTCAGTAGTAGTTGTCAAATGCAGCTTCTGCAGCCTCTTCTCTTGCTTCTCTGAGTTCTTGCTTGAGGTCTCTTATATACTCATTAAACTCTTCCTGAGTTATAAGGCCATCCTCAAGCTCTTGTTCAAGTTCTAGTTCGGCTTTATCACACCAGTGCATTGTTTTTTTTCCTTGCTTACTATAGTTGCAAAACCTTTTTGATCCCACGCGAGTTTTACCCCGCGTGAAATCAGTTCCTGTTTGTAGGAGTTAAACATAGTGTTGTAATGTCTAGCAGCGCCAAGCGCATGTAAACTAAGATACGCATCAGAGTTTCTAGCGCTCCTATTCATCAGACTAAGAAGATCAAAGTTCGGCAAGTTGCTTTCGGATTTCATCTTCGGAAAGACCTTCCAGTTTGTTTTCTTGTTTCTTATCAAGGATCTCAAGAAGCTTCTGACGCTTTTCAGCTTTAGCGCGGGCATCTTGACGAGCAGCGTTTTCGTCTTGCTTATCAGCAATTACGTCTTTAACAAGCTCAAGCTGATCTTTCCAACGAGTCAACTGGGGGTTAGACCCAGTATCAACGAAGGTCTCTTCTCCCGTTTCACGAATCTGACGAGAAAGATCAATTGCCACCTTATTAAGGCAAGCAGCACCTGTTTGAGAAGTCAGAGCCAACTTGAACAGATCCTCAACGGTCATCTGGCCCTTAGTGGAGTTGAAGCGCCAGTTTTCTTTTGCAGCACGTTTGTAGAGATTAGTCATGGTTTTGATTCCTTTATCCGAAGTTTACGTTGTAAGCGGTTTTCTTACCTTTGTTGTCTGTTACCAAAAGTTCGATTTCGGCTTTTTTGGTATGAGAAAATCCAACACCAGAAAGCTGGTCGGGATCAAGCTCGCACTTAGTCTTGTTTCCAAGTACTTCAAACACCTTACGGTGCTTATAAAGCGCTGGACTTAGAAACTCATTAAAGATACCACGGGGTTCCTCATCAATCTCACACCCGTCGAGGATGAAAAAGGTGTGTTTATTACCAGCCTTATTATTACCCCAGTAGTTAGGTGAGTTCATGATAGTACGAACCGTTGCTAGGTTGTTTGTATCTACTCCCCAAATATCTTTAGAAGACTGGGAAGAGCAAGGGATCTTGTGAGCGATAGAGAACACACCATTTTCTAGGGTTACCTCAGCAACAAGAACCCATTCTTTGTGACCAAGTTTTTTAGGATAGTCATATTCAAAGACCTGACCATCAAACTCAATCTCGGCTTTGAAGCCACCTTCTGTAGGAGAACGAAGTTTCCAGTTATGAATGGCACAACGATATATACCATCCGACATTTTACTACGAGACGGGTAAGTAATGTTCTCAACTGGTACATTGCCACTTGGCGCAGCTGAAGTGTAATCTACGTCTTGAACTCCTCCTGTTTGCGAATGTTGACGTTTGTTCCAGCCTACTCGCTGTTCGTTGTTACCATACTTGTCACCAACTTCAAAAGCCCTCTTGCTATTTCCGGGGTGGAAAACATGAAGATCCATAAGGGAGGCATTACGCCGACCCTCGTGGTTCCAAGAGTGAGAGAACCGGAAGTCACCATTAACCGAACCCCCTCGTGCAGCAACTTCACGGCGGAGATCAGAATCAGTGATACCACCGTTGTAGGCCCAACCAAAGTCATTGTTCCAGCTAAAGAGACCACCGGAGTCACCGTGTTTGGGAGCGGTAACTGTCATGAAGTTAGCCGTATGATCGTTACGAACCAAGGCTTCAATCTTATTGGCCTGAGGAACAACATGTTCAATGAAGTCCTCTGCTGGAATCGGCTTAGCGTTCTTGATGCTAAAGTCTGTCTTTTTAACTTCAGAAGAAAGCAAATCATTAATCACAGAACCACCGATCATCTGTTTACCAGTGTCCCGGTCAACAAACAAAACGTCGTTAACGTTCATATCTGAAGCACGAGCAAGCCTACGATCAACAGCGTGTTCCATGTTAAGCTCTTTAAGAGTTTTAACAGCATCATCAACCATACGTTGGGTGATCAAAGCTTTAGGACGCTTGTAGTTTTGAGGAGCAACTTTACTTTCAAAAGACTTTACCGCTGATTCAACCTCTTTACCCTTGGACAAGTCTGTAACAAGAGTACCAATTGAGGTATTTCGGAAGGAAGCGAGGCCGGGGTTTGTTGCTGCTACATGCCACAGGAAACTATCCTTTTGTGAAGAAACTAGCTTATTCTTAAAATCTTTTTTTGCCTTGAGCATGTCATTAACTTTTTTCTTATGCTCTTGACCTCGGTAGAGACTGTTTTCGTCAATCAAATCCTTTACTGTTTCAAGAGCATCAATGGTGAATTCGTCCATTGATCGTTTAAAAACCCCATAAAGAGATTTGACTTTCCCCTGTGGATCCCCCGGAGACTTATGGTAATGGGCCTTGTCGATGCTAGCGTGAAAATGGTAGAAGGTTTCCACGTTACCATCCGGATCAAGGTTCTTGTTAGAGGGCACCGACACCTTCCATTCAGAGGATCGGAAGATAGATTTGATCGGCGTGGACTTTACAATACTCCTCATTGCCTTCGCTATTCTGTTGTAAGGCTCTGGAAGGTTACTACAGTTATCCCATACAGTAGTTTTCTCAAAAGTCTTCGGATCAATGGATATGACGCCGCCAACTCGACGAATAAATTGTTTATCATATGAACCATCGTGGAACGTACGTGTACGGAAGATGGGGTTTTCCTTCCCGGTAAACGCGTCGAGGTAAAAGTCAAAGAAATCTTTTTCTTCATACTTGTCTTTGATTGGTCCGAGGTCATAGGCTGGACGCCCGTAGTCGTTCTTGGCGTACACCTCTTTTTCACCAAAGTCCTGAAGTTCTAGGTCAACAACGAATAGTTCACCTTTAGACATTTTGTCGAAGCTCTTGTTTACTGTGTTAGCAAAAAGTTTGAAGTTTGTCATTTGGTCTGGTCCTTTATAGGAGTTCAGTTTACAGGTTTGGTTTTGTAGGCCACCCCTCAGAAAGAGGGATGACCAATGTTTTATTACCAGTTCCGACGATTAGACTCGGAACGCCCGATGACTTGGGGCCTGATCGTAATCACGATCATAAACGACCCTTGTAGAGCGTTCTTCAAGACTATTAGGCTCAACTTCTTCAAGAACCTCGTACCGGCAGCAACGCATCTTGGCATTGTTGTAATCCGGCGGCACAGCAACCACGTCTGCCGGGTTTACCTTAACTGCAACAGTACGACTACCGTTAGAGTAGAAATGACTCAGGTAAGAGGTAGCTGCAACGTGGAGACCCTGCGAGCAGGTGTTATTGATGTTGTCATCAACCTGATGTCGAGAAACTTCGCACACCTTACCCGGACTATTGTCAAGTGTATTTGAGTAAATGTCATGGTAGTTCTCGCGAACGTTCTTAAAGGCCACAAAGTGCCCATCTTCTGTGATAGGAGCCATCCAGTGCTCAAGGAATGCAAACAGAGACTGACGAGAGTTGTAGCTAGGATTCTGGTCAATGTTGCGAAGGAAGTTAGCCAAGGGCTCAATGTCAGCGTCTTCGCTAGCAAGATCAAGCATCTTATCTACGAGAACACCATGAAGCTCTTCACCCTTGTAGGTGATAGTTTGTGCTTCAAGGTCAACATTAATGTCAGAACCTTCTGCAAACTTAGACATTGCAAGACCACGGTCAATCAAACTGGTGATAAGTTCAGGGTCATGAGGCTCGTAAAGAAGGTGTTTACAAAGCTCATCAAAGTTCTTTGAGTCACTTGGGATGTTATGCGACTTGCCGTTAAAGAAGATAGAGATTGCTTTCGGGGTGTAGGTATAGGGGTATTGCATTAAAACTTTCCTTTTTGGTTCATGACTAGGTCTTCATACTGCTTAACAGTATCTTTATTCCATCCGTTCAGTTTAGATAGGAGTGGAAACAGGGAAGATCGTTCTTTCGAGATTGCCTCAATGATACGATCGTAAGAAACAAGATGTCCTGACTCTTTAACATCAGCCCTAACTGAGTTAATTTTGTGTAGATCATCCCTCGTTATAGATGCGGTAATTTTCTCAAGTTTTTCATAGATTGGCCTTATAGCATTTATATGCCTGCTTGGCCAAAACGGAAGTGTGTAAGAATTGTAAGAGGAATTTATGATATTACTAATACGATTTTTTGCAGTTATGCAATGCCTCAGATTAACAAGACGTTTGTATTCTCCACTATTAATTACCTCTTTAGCAGTGACATCAAGATTAATCCAATCTGGGTCTTTATCAAATCGACTCCACATAGTTTTAGGAACAATAACAACTTTATCATCAGGACTTAGCCCAAGAATACTTTTCCAGTTAGGGAGAAGAAAATTTTCCTTGAAAGCCCCGTCTTGGATATCGTTTCTAAACATGCGAAGATAGTAACCACCCTCATCAAATTCTTCAGGTTCAAGTGTAGTATCGTAACCACGGAAGCTGCCATTCCCTTTCAGTTCCCTGAGTTTTACACGAGACCTCCCCTTTTTAGGATGGGTGTAGTCTATTTCGTGGGTAAAAATAGTTCCCCTATTCTCTTTTGCACGCCTAGACTTATAGGTCTTTATCTGATCCAGAGCTTCTTTCTCGTTGTCGTCCGTTATTTCAACATAGGAAGCTCGACTAAAACCTTTTTCCGTTAGGTACTTATGTACACGTCTGGCATTATGCTTTGCTTGGGGCGCTCCCTTCCTTTGATCGGATATAATAAGAATTGGATCTGTGGTAAGCCGGTAAATTGAATCAGTAAAATGATTTGTTTTAGTAATTTTTGCGTTGGCTGTGGCTTTATGATCTATCCAAGCAAAAGAAAATTGGTCTAGCTCGGTTAGAATATGGGAATTGAGTAATTTGCCCCAAACAGAAGTAAACCTACCTTCTTTGTAAACAGTAGCATTCCCATATTGCGGTTTCTTTGGGTCATATTTTTCTAGGTTTGAGTTAGTACTAAATTTTACTATTGAACTGGCAGAAGTGAAGTATTGTTGCTTAAAATAGTTATGTGAAACTCTACTCCGAAAGTATTTGTTAGCTTCTTCAAGCGTTTTAAATTTGTTTACTACTTCAAGAGTATCCTCTAAGATTACATCTGATACTTCATTAATTCTCTTTTTAATAGAGTCAGCAGTAGGTTCATCTTTACCGAAAGATAGCTCCTCCCGAGACAGAGTTATCTCAAGTTCCCCCATTTCAAAGGGTAGGACAATAATGTCATCACGACCACAAAGTTTTGTTAGAGTAATAATTTCGGAAGAAGAAACATAATCGTTAGGCTTGATAGGATAAAGAACGGTACCCATTTTAGCAAAAACAATGGTTTCGTTATACCCTATCCCTACGGGGCTTCCGTTTTTATCACAGAAATTGCCTATCTTGTAAAGACCTTTTTTATCAATGTCATATTTGATACGCTTTTTAGGCTCAAACCCCTCTGGGATAGGGTCATAGGCGAGAGAAACCCACTCAGCAGCATCCCGGAAAGACTGAACGTCTCTAGCATCAACAGGGAAAGTTACCTCTAGACCAGTTTCATCATTAGAGTCTTCCTCGTGCATCAAGTTAATGGTTGGTACACCGTCTCGACCAATTACTGCTGAATAGACCCTACGCTTTCCATCATGCCAAGATGTAACCCCGTATGTGTCAGTGTAGGAGAAAGGCGATTTAGAACCAAGACCCCACTTGCCCGTTTGAGAGTTTGTATCCTCTTTTGTAGATTGGAACACAGTTGTATACAGTCCCATGACATCTTCATGAGACAATCCATAGCCATAATCACGCACCCTAAACTCGTTGTTGAACAAACTAGGAAACGTAACAGAAAAGGGGCGGTCCTTGTTACCACGTTCTGTATGAGCGTCGTAAGCGTTAGACCAGATTTCCCTAGTAATTGATTCCGCCTTGCGGGAGTATAGACCGTCAATAAGAGCCTTAAAGGCCTTTCCATTCTCAGCAATTTTGAAACGACCTTCTTGAGACACGCTCGTACGTACATCACGTTCTTCTTGCATCAACTTCATTTTGGATAGATTCCTTCAATTATGATTCGTCTAGCATTTTCTAAAGAGTAAGTCTTGTAGATGAGGAAAATAGAGTCTGCGTCACCTATACACAACCCTTTAGAATACACCTGAGGAACAGTTCTGTGTTTTGCCACAAAGAGTGGCCGGATAGATGTTGCATTAACTTCAGTAAATTCAAATTC